ATCAGCAGATCAACAAGGAGTTTTACAGTGCATATCTGTATCTGGATATGTCCAACTATTATGATGAACTGGATCTGGACGGCTACGCCAATTACTACAACGTTCAGGCTCAGGAGGAACGTGACCACGCCCTGTTGTTCATGAAATACATGCAGAGTATTGGACTGAAGGTCACTCTGGAGGCTATTGACAAGCCGGATAAAGTGTATTCCTCCGTGCTGGATCCGCTGGTGACTGCTGCCGAGCATGAGCGCTATGTGTCTGCGCTCATCAATGCAATCTATCACGAGTGCCATGAAGCAAAGGATTACCGCACGCTGAAGTTTCTGGACTGGTTCGTGGATGAGCAGCGGGAGGAAGAGGATTCCGCCGATTCCATGGTGAACCGCTATAAGCTCTTTGGAAATGACCCCAGAGGCCTGTATCTGCTGGATCAGGAATATGCCGGCCGTGTCTATGCCGCACCCAGTCTGGTGTTGTAATCAAAATCGAATTTGAAGGAGAAAAACGATGGAAAAGTACATCTGCCCCTGTGGCTATGAATACGATCCCCAGCAGGGCGACATCGAGAACGGTGTCGAGCCCGGCACTGCATGGGAAAATGTCCCCGAAGATTGGGTCTGCCCCGTCTGCGGTCTGGGCAAGGACGTCTTCGAGAAGGCGTAAGTGAATGATACGGAGGGAGCTGAGCAATCGGCTCCCTCTTTTGCGTTTTTCGAAAACAGAAAGCATAGCTGGAAATTAGCCTTGAAATTCCTGTGTACATATGCTATACTCAATTAGTACGCCGGTGTGATGGAATGGTAGACGTGACGGACTCAAAATCCGTTCCTGGCGACAGGGTGTGGGTTCGAGTCCCACCACCGGCACCAAAACCCCGTCGCCCTTTTGGGCGGCGGGGTTTTGTCGCACGTATGAATCTCAGGAGGGCTGCAACATGTACGAAAGATGGTATCCACTGACCGATGCTGGTTATTATACGGAAACGCTGGAGGTATCTCCCTCTGTCAGCAGCGAGTGCTGCGCGGTGGATGTGTCGGCTTACCGCGGCCGCGTCATCGGACTGCACGCCGTACCCGGTGCGGAGGCCTGCTGTGCCCTGACGGATGAGGACGGCGCAGTGCTTTCCCGTTGGAGCGACGCCGTGGATACGCTGACCATTCCGGAAAACACCGGATGGCTGTACATCAGCAACGACCATGTGGAAAATCCGGATTTTTATCTGACCGTACCGGCCGACAGGGTAAAGCGTCCCAACGGCCTGCTGTTTTACGAGGATTTTACCAATGACGCTGAACCGGACGGCACGGCGCTGCCGGTGGGCAACGAAAACGCGCTGGTGATCCACAAGTCCACGGCGCTGGATGACTGGACCTTCACAGCGGAGGTCACCGCCGTGGATCACACCGAGGAGATCTTCTTCGGCTCCCGCATCACCCAGCCCCGCCCGTGCCGCCATGCGACACTGTGCAGTGTGAATTTCAAGGATGCCACTCTACGCCTGTATCGCGGCAGCAATGGGGTGTCTGTACCCACCGAAGTGGTGCAGGAAGCGGATATTTCGTCTATTATCCCCACGGAAAGAGGGCTCTGTCATTACACTCTCCGGGTGGAACGCATCGATTCCGCCATCCGTGCCTCTGTCATCAGCGGCGTCACCGGCGAGAGCGTCTCCGTCTTTCAGGGGCTGATCCAGGAGGAGACCGCCACCACCGTGGCCGGCGCCTGTGTGGCCGGAAAGATGTTCGATTCTCCCCAGCTGTTTGCCGCTGCCGGACGTCCCCTCCTGCGCCGGTGCTACGGCGCTGCCAAAACCACGCCCAAGGTGATGTTCTTCGGCGACAGTCTGACACAGGGTGCCCACAATCTGCCCAAAGACGGCTGGGCCCAGATGTCCGCCGCCTGGTTCGGCGACAGTATGTGCTGCGGCCGCGGCTCCGGCGATATCTGGAGCTGTCTCAATCAGGTGCGCTCGCTGGTGCCGGCGTGCCGTCCCAAGGCCATGGTGGTCACCATCGGTGCCAACAACAGCGTGGATGTCACCGCCAGCCTGTACGAGAAATTCATCCACATGGCGGAATACTGGGGCGTCATCCTCATTCTCAACTGCATCCCTGCCTGCGACAAGCGCCCCCAGTGCGAGGCCATGAATCAGATCCTCCGGCAGCTGCCCGCTCTGAAGTGCCGCTTTGATCTGGTGACAAAGGAAAACAACCGCGTGGACGGGAGGCAGATCGCCGCATACTACGTGGCCGATCAGACCCACCTCAACGGCGCAGGCAACCGCGCGCTGTATGAACGCTTCATCCGCGATTTCGCGTGGCTGAAGGAGCTGTAAATACGCAGCAAATCCCCACTGTCAAACGACGGTGGGGATTTTTGCACATTTTATCCGATTTTAAGCATTCTGGTGGGGAAGTGGGATGGCCTTTTCCGTCTGCACCCGGCCGAGGCACAGCAGCGTCCGTTCCTCGCAGGCGGGGACGGTCACATCCTCCCGGCTGCGCCGGCGGTTCAGGGCAAACAGATAGGTGATGCCGAACACATCCCGGTGATACTGCCGGCAGAGGGTGACGCCACGATACTGGAACAGACCCACATCGCCGGAGGTCAGGGCAGTATCGTCGCACAGCAGCAGCTCACCGGGGCGGAAATGGGGCAGCAGGGAATCGTCCGGCACGTGGAAGCCGAAGCTGATCTCCGGCGGCTGTCCGTCCCAGCGGAGCGCCACGTAGGGCGGCGGCGGGCCCGGCAGCACCCGGCGGTCTGCTGCAGGCGCTTCCGCGGAATCAGGGATCAGACCGACCCCGTCCGCGTGATGCTCCAGCTGCCGGATGGTGAGATCATCCCGGTAAAAATGCTCCTGCTCCAGATGCTGCAGCTCATGGCGCAGCCGCTCCTCCTGCCGTTCCGGCGGAAAGAGGGTGTTGATATAAATGGTAAACGTGCCGTCGCCATGAGAGGCGGCCACGGATTCACTGGCCATGTTGGGAAACTGCACATAGCGCACCCAGTAATCCATGCCCTCGATATACTTCATGTGTCGCTCTGCATCTCCTCGATCATTTTCACAATGGCTTCGATCTGGCTTTTGGTGGCATTCTTCGTCACCGAGAACAACAGCCGCTTCTCCGGCCGGCTGCGCAGCTCCTCCAGATACTCCCGCAGGTCGTCATCGACAACGTCGATGGCGGCCTGTTTTGCTGTTTCGTCACCCGTCAGCAGATAGTCGGTGGTGACGCCGAAATACTCGGCGATCTTGTTCAGCGTGTCGCCGTTGGGGGTGGCGCCGGTGCGCTTCCACTTGCTGCCGATGGTGCGGCTGAGTCCCATTTCCACCGTGGCGCGGGTCACGCTGACGCCCTTTTGTTCACAAAGCTGGCAAAACAGGTCATAAAACACAAAATCAGCCTCTTTCTTTTGTGCAAAAGGTAAAAGCTTACTTTTTTCGGCGCGCAGCATTGACAAGCTTACCAAAGTGTACTATACTGGGGGTACAGTGTACGACTAAAGTAAGCTTGCGAGCTGGCTAAACACCTTTTGCCATATAATCTCCGACAAAAGTATACCACGCAAGCTTACCTTAGTCAACTGTTATTCGACAGGAGGACAAGACCTTGGATGACAATTACAGCCTGTGGCGGCTGATGGAGCGGGAAGAGGAGCGGCGCATGACGCTGCTGCCGGTGTGCGGCTACTGCGGACGGCCGGTACAGGAGGACTACTATTACCGCATCAATGATGAGATCATCTGCCCGGACTGCATGGAGCACTGCTTCCGTGTGGAGCGTGAGTATCCGGAAGGAGGGGATGTGCCGTGAAGGAGCGGCCGGGCTTTATGCTGTATTTCGAGCTGGTGCCTGCCCTGAGCTCCATGGAGGACGCTGAGGCAGGAGCACTGTTCAAGGCGCTGATGGCCTACGCCCAGTACGGTGAGATGCGGGATTTGACGGGGCTGGCCGCTTTTGCCTTTGAGGTGGTGCGCCCCCGCATCGACCGGGATGCGGAGGCTTACCGGGAGAAGTGCCGGAAAAGCGCGTATGCAACCTATATACGGGATATGCAGCGCCGGCAGGTGCTGCCGCTGGATTATGAAACATGGCAGCAGCAATTATCGGACGATATCGGACGATATCCAACTCAACAGAACAACAACACCACCAACAACACCAACACAGCTGCAGACCAACGCAGCGCAGGCCGCGCCGCGGCAGAGCTGCCCCCTGTGGATTACGGAGCGTTTTCCTTTTCTGAAATTGTCAAACGGCGGGTGGAGGAGTGGCTGCGGTACAAGGAGGAACGGAGGGAGACCTACACACCTACGGGACTGCAGAGCCTGCTGAGTCAGCTGAAGCGTCACATCGACCGCCACGGTGAGGCGGCGGTTCTGGAGCTGATGGGCGAGTGCATGGCGGCGGGGTATCGGGGCATCGTCTTTGACCGGCTGGAGAAAAAGAGCGGCAAACAGCCGCCGTCTGCGGAGAAAGGGGACGATCTCAACTGGATGAAGCCGTACATCGAAAAGCGGGACAGGGAGCGGAAGAAGCCCGGCGTTCCGGAAAGGAGAACATCATGAAAGACAGAGAACAGAAGCTCCGTGAGGAGCTGGAAGGCTGCCGTCAGATCATGGAGCTGGATCAGGCGGTGCTGGCCGCCGTTCTGGAGCAGACCGGCGAGGTGGCGGTGGCGCAGGCGGATCTCCGCCGCCATCTGCAGGAGAAGCGGCAGGTGCGGGCAGAGCAGACGGCGGAAGGCTTCCGGCTGTGGCTGGAAGGGGCGGATGGGGTTGTGTGACGAGAAGAAACCCGTGGAGCGGGATTCCAAAGGCCGTTTCGTCAAGGGCGTCAGCGGCAACCCCGGTGGTCGGCCGCTGCTGACGCCGGAGATCCGGAGGTACGGCAGGGAAGCACCTGCGCGGCTTCGTTCCATCGCCGATGATCCCGACACGCCGGTGAAGCTGAAGGCAGAGATCGAGCGGTTCTTCTTCGAGGCTGTATACGGCAAGGTCTCGGCGGCGGCGGACAAGGAGGGAAAGGGCAGCGCCCCGCCTCCAGTGCAGACCGTCCGGTTTGAAGGAGCGTTAGAAGAGTGGAGCGAATGAGTGAAGCTTTGATTTTTCGGCATCTTCGGGAGGAGGTGCCCAATCCCAAGCAGCGTCAGTTTTTTCAGGCGCGTGCCAAGCACATCGGCTACGGCGGCGCCCGGGGCGGCGGCAAAAGCTGGGCCGCCCGCCGCAAGGGCGTCATGCTGTGCATGCGCTACGCCGGTCTGAAGGGCATCCTCATCCGCCGCACCATGCCGGAGCTGCGCAACAACCACATCCTGCCCCTCATGAGCGAGCTCAACGGCTATGCCAAATACAGCAGCGATCAGCGTGCCTTTCAGTTCCCCAACGGCAGCCGCTTTCTCATGGGCTACTGCGACAACGAGGGCGACCTGCTGCAGTATCAGGGACAGGAGTTCGACTTCATCATCTTCGAGGAGGCCACCGCCCTGCCGGAGGAGTGGATGAAGTTCATCTGCACCGCCCTGCGCACCACCCGGAAGGATTTTTCACCGCGGGTGTACTACACCATGAATCCCGGCGGCCCCGGTCACGAGTACATCAAGCGCATTTTCGTGGATCGCCGCTACCGGGACGGGGAGGACCCGGCGGACTACGTGTTCATTCAGGCCACGGTGCATGACAACCGCGTGCTGATGGAGGCCAACCCCGACTACATCAAAATGCTGGAGGCGCTGCCTGCCCACAAGCGCCGCGCCCACCTCCACGGAGAATGGGACGTGTACGAGGGGCAGGTCTTCGAGGAGCTGCGGGACGATCCGGCGCATTACGGCGACCGGCTGTGGACGCATGTGATCCCGCCCTTTGACATCCCGCAGACGTGGGAGATCTGGCGCAGCTTCGACTTCGGCTACGCAAAACCCTTCTCCTGCGGCTGGTGGGCGGTGGATCACGACGGGCGGCTGTACCGGATATTGGAGCTGTACGGCTGCGTGCCAAATGAGCCGGACACCGGCGTCCGCTGGCCGCCGGAGGAGATCTTCCGGGAGATCCACCGCATGGAATCGGAGCATCCGTGGCTGCAGGGGAAGCGCATCCGCGGCGTGGCAGATCCGGCCATCTGGGATGCCAGCCACGGCGTTTCCATCGCCGAAACGGCGGAGCGGCATCGGGTGTACTTCGAGCCGGGCGACCACCAGCGGCTGCCGGGATGGATGCAGGTGCATTACCGGCTGCAGTTCGACGAAAACGGCGTGCCGATGCTGTACGTCTTTTCCGGCTGCCGTGCCTTCCTGCGGACGCTGCCCCTGCTGACCTACGACCCCCATCGGCCGGAGGATGTGGACACCCGGCAGGAGGATCACGTGGCGGACGAGGTGCGCTATCTCTGCATGGCCAATCCCATGAAGCCGGTGCAGCCGGCGGAGCGGAAGGCGCAGGTCTACGACCCGCTGCAAAGCGGCGGCACACCCCCTGACCGCTACGCATTTTACAGAAAATATTAAGGAGGAACCGAAATGTACGAAAACGACCCCTTGCATGAGCTGCCGGTGAACCGCCGTGTGCTGGAGGAGGCGGTGGAAGCTCTCCGGGACTACAAGGCTGCCAAGGCATCGCTGGAGACCCGTATTCTGGAGGAGGAGCGCTGGTACCGGCTGCGCCACTGGGAGCTGATCCGGGGCGCGGACGCGCCGCAGGGTCAGGAAGCCGACCGGAACCCACCAGCGCGTGGCTGTTCAACTCCATCGCCAACAAGCACGCCGACATCATGGACAACTATCCCGAGCCCAACGTGCTGCCCCGTGAGCAGCGGGACGAGCAGGACGCCGAGACGCTGTCCTCCATCCTGCCGGTGATGCTCCAGCGCTGCCGGTACGAGGATACCTACGACCGGGCGGCGTGGTATAAGCTCAAGCACGGCGTCAGTGCCAAGGGCGTGTTCTGGAATCCGGAGCTGGAGCAGGGTATGGGCGATGTGGACGTCCGCTTTGTGGATGTGCTGAATCTCTTCTGGGAGCCGGGCATCACCGACCTGCAGGCCAGCCGGAATCTCTTTGTGGTGGAGCTGCGGGACAACGACCTGCTGGAGCAGGAATACCCCCATTTGCAGGGGAAGCTGGGCAGCCATGTCATCGACGTGCAGCAGTACCGCTATGACGATGCGGCGGATGTCAGCGGCAAAAGCGTGGTGGTGGACTGGTACTACAAAAAGCGTACCCCCACCGGCCGCACCGTTCTCCACTACTGCAAGTTTGTGGGCAGTGAGGTGCTGTTTGCCAGTGAAAATGAGCCGCTGCGCTATCCCCACGGCTTCTATGCCCACGGGCAGTATCCCGTCCAGCTGGATGTGCTGTTCCCGGAGGAGGGCACGCCGGTGGGTTTCGGCTACATCGCCCTGATGAAATCCCCCCAGCTCTACATCGACAAGCTCTCGCAGGTGATCCTGGAAAACAGCATGATGAGCGCCCGGGTGCGGTATCTGGTGAAGGACGGCGCCGGCATCAACGATGAGGAGTTTCTGGACTGGAGCCGTCCGCTGGTGAAGTACAGCGGCGATCCCAATAATCTCCTTCCCCTGCGGGTGCAGCCGGTGGGCGGAAATGTGCTGAACATCCTGCAGATGAAGATCAACGAGCTGAAGGAGACCTCCAGCAACCGGGACATCTCCCAAGGCAGCAGCTCAGGCGGCGTCACCGCCGCTGCGGCCATCGCCGCGCTGCAGGAGGCCGGCAACAAGACCAGCCGTGACATGATCGCCGCCAGCTACCGCAGCTTCACCCAGGAGTGCTATCTGGCCATCGAGCTGATCCGGCAGTTCTACGACGAGGTGCGCTGCTTCCGCATCACCGGTGAGGCCGGCGGCTATACCTACGTCCGCTATTCCAACGCTGCCCTCCGCGGTCAGCCGCTGCCTCCGGTGTATCCGGGGCAGGAGCTGGAGCCGGGCTATGTGCCTGCCGTGCGCCGTCCGGTGTTCGATGTGGTGGTGAAGCCCCAGAAGCGCAGTCCCTACTCCAAGATGGCGCAGAACGAGCTGGCCAAGGAGCTGTACCGTCTGGGCTTCTTCGATCCCCATCAGGCACAGCAGAGCCTCATGGCGCTGGAGCTGATGGACTTCGACGGACAGGAGAAGGTGCGTGCCTCCGTGCAGCAGGGTGAGACCATGCTGCGGCAGCTGGAACGGCTGGCTGCGGCGGTGTATCGCCTCACCGGCGAGGATGTCATCGGTATCACGGAGAAGAAAAAGAGCGCCGTGCCCAAGTCGTCCGGGAAGTCCATGGGCAGCGCCGTGACGGACGCCGCCAAGGCCACCATGACCGCCTACGGCGAGAAGCTGGCAAAGCGGGCAAGGGTGGATATGGATGTCGGCAAGCCGGAGTGATCGATCCACCGCAGGAGGCGCAGACGAAAGGAGAACACGGGGGATACCGATGAACTTCGAAGAATGGACAGAAAAAAAGAGGAAGGAAACCCAGGTTTCCTTCCTCACGGAACGACGGATCATTTCAGCAGGCCCCGTTCCTTCAGGATGCGTTTGCTGCGGTCGTAAAAGACAACGCCCCAGATCAGGGCACGCAAGCGATCGGTGGGAGCAATATCCAGTATCGCCTCTTGCAGCAGGCTGAAGGCCGATAATGCGGCCACGGTGCAGAGAACGCAGTACCAGAACAGCATACTGCGGCTGATGGGCTTTTGCTCCCGAAAGGCCAGCAGCATGGGGCCTGTTCCGTAGAGCAGCAGAGAACGCGCCAGCACCCACAGTGACCGTATGATTCCATACATAGGGCAGGCTCCTTTCAAGGCGTTAAGCCGCGCCGCCGCAGGATCGTCAGGCTGCGGTCATAAAAGAAGATGCACCAAAGGGCGGCGCTGGTGGCACTGATGAGCAGCATATCCAGCACATAGAACCTCACCAGGTTGAACACCAGCCAGACCGCAAAGGTATACAGACCGGAGAAGAGCATCCGCTGCTTGCGGCTGATGGGGGTTTTGCGCAAGAAGGCCAGCAGCATGGGGCCTGTTCCGAACAGGAGTGCCGTTTCAATGAGATATACCGGAATCCAAAGCGGGGACTGAAGGAAGGAAAGCATGATACCGGCCTCCTTTCGCGGACTTGCCGCAAATTTTTCTATGATGAAGCGTAGCACGGGCAGCGTCAGGTGTCAAGTGCATCCGCGCAGCCGTGAACCAAGCCCCGGTTGGGGAAGAAAGGAAACACCTATGATCCGCATTCATTACGATTTTGACAGGAATCACCATGATCTGTACATCACCGGTCATGCCGGTTACGCCCCCCGGGGGCAGGACATCGTCTGCGCCGCGGTCAGCGGCATTGCCTGCGCCCTGATGGCGTATGCCAGTGACCTGAAGGCGCTGGAGAAAAAGCTCTGCCGCCCGGGAGAGCTGAAGCTCCGCTGCAGCAGGTCTGATGAGACCGACGTGGCCTTTGACATGGCGATGGAGGGATATCAGTGCATTGCAAGGACTTACCCACAGTATGTGGAGGTCAATACAACACTCTCTGAGGAGAGCGAAGAAGAGGAGTGCATGAAGGACATGTACGACACCAACACCACAGGGAACACCTTTCACCTGCAGCTGTTTGCCGACGGCGCGGAAGGGCTGCAGGCACAGGCGGTTCCCACGGCTGAGACCAACGGCAGAGCCGGAAGCAGCCGCCGGCTCAACACGGGCGAATCCACCGCACAGCCTTCCGCCGCCGGGGAGGCACAGGGAACGGACACAGCGGACAAGCGCAAGGCATTCCGCGCCCTCATCGAGGGCGAGTATAAGGAGCAGTATGCCGAGCTGTTCCAGAACGCCTTCAACCGCCGTTTCAAGGAGGCTAAGACCATGGAGAGCCGTCTGAAGGAACAGCAGCCCGTGCTGGACCTGCTGGCCCGGCGCTACAATGTGCCGTCCGGCGACATGGCACGCCTCCACGCTGCCATTGAGGAGGACGGCAGCTACTGGAAGGCTGCCGCGGAAAAGGCCGGCATGAGCGTGGAGCAGTACCGCCAGTTTGAGAAGCTTCGGGAGGACAGCCGTCAGCTCCAGCAGCTGCGCAGCCGCCAGCAGGCGGGACAGCAGCTGGCCGGCTGGCTCCGGGAGGCGGCAGAGGTGCGTGGCAGATATCCGTCCTTTGACCTCCGGGCCGAGCTGGCAGACGGCCAGTTTCGTAAGCTGCTGCGCTCCGGCGTGGGCGTGGGACAGGCATACGAGCTGCGCCACATGGAGGACATCAAGGCCGCCGCAGCCCGTGCCGCCGCCCAATCTGCCGGTGAGCAGATGGCTGCCCGCATCCAGAGCCGCGGCCTCCGGCCCAGAGAGAACGGCATCTCTCAGCAAAGCGCCGTCATCACCAAAAGCGGCGTGCACAATCTCACACCCGCCCAGCGGAAAGAGATCGCGCGCCGTGTACAGAGAGGGGACAAGATCCGATTCTGAGTCCTCACCAAAATCAGAAAGGGGAAAATTGACCAATATGAAGAACATTTTTGACAACATGACCTTTGACCTGCAGCTGTTTGCAGAGCCCAACACCCAGACCGCCGCAGGCCTCTCCGAGGAGATGCGCGTGTTCTACTCCGACTACCTCATCGACAACGCCGTGCCCAGACTGGTCCATGATCAGTTTGGTCAGAAGCATCCCATCCCTCAGGGCGGCGGCAAGACCATCGAGTTCCGCAAGTACAGCCACCTGCCCAAGCTGACCACCCCCCTCACCGAGGGCGTCACCCCCGACGGCCAGAGCCTCACCGTCAGCACCGTCACCGGCACGGTGGCACAGTACGGCGGCTATGTGACTCTCAGCGATGTGCTGCTGCTCACCGCCGTGGATAACAATCTGATGCAGGCCACCAAGCTGCTGGGCGCACAGGCCGGCGCTACCCTGGACACCATCACCCGCGAGGTGCTGGTGGGCGGCACCAACGTCATCTACTCCGGCGGCGTGTCCGGCCGCAGCGCCCTCACTGCCGCCCACACCCTCACCGTGGATGACATCATGAAGGCCGTCCGCGTGCTGAAGAACCAGAACGCCGAGAAGATCGACGGCAGCTACATCGCCATCATCCATCCCGATGTGGCCTACGATCTGATGCACGACGAGATGTGGGAATCCGTCAAGACCTACGCCGACCCTGCCGACTGGTACGAGGGCGAGATCGGCCGCATCGCCGGCTGCCGCTTCGTGGAAACCACTGAGGCCAAGATCTGGGCCGGCGCAGGCTCCGGCGGTCAGGCCGTCTACGCCACGCTGATCCTGGGCGACAACGCCTACGGCATCACCGAGATCGAGGGCGGCGGTCTGGAACACATCGTCAAGCAGCTGGGCAGCGCCGGCACTGCTGACCCCATCAACCAGCGCGCATCCATCGGCTGGAAGGCCACCCGCGCCGCTGAGCGTCTGGTGGAGCAGTTTATGGTGCGCATTGAGTCCGGCTGCACCTTCAATCCCAGCGCGGGCAACTGACCCCCGCCTCACCTGTAAGCCGCCCGTTTAAGGGGCGGCGGATAACACGGGAGGGGCGGTTGCCCGCCCCTCCATGAAAATAGGAGGATATTATGGCAGAGAAGAAACAGGAAATGACCATGGAGGAGCTGCGTGCCCAGATGCAGGCCATGCTGGCCGAGGCCAAGGCAGAGGCCGCCGCACTGGTGGAAAACGCCCGCGCCGAGGCGGCCCGCATCGCGGCGGAGGCCAAGGGGGCGCCCGTCGGCATGAACGAGGAGGAGCGTGCCGCCTACGAGGCCTACATGAACGAGGAGGTGGAGGTCAAGCTCTTCCGTGACAACGATAAGTACCGTGACCCCGTATTTGTGGGCTGCAACGGTGAGACCATCGCCATCCAGCGTGGTGAGAAGGTGAAGATCCGCCGCAAGTTTGCCGAGATTCTGGACAACAGCGACAAGCAGGACTACGAGACCGGCCTGCTCATCCGCCGCAAGTGCGCGGAATTCGCCAAGGCAGAAATGTGACGCCTGCGAGCGGGGGAGAGCGGTATGGATAGAATCATTGAGATCAAGGTCAACGGCAGCCATCTCACCCGGGACAGTCAGACCGCCGGTGTACAGGGCGAGGCCAACGCCGCCGCTCTGCGCATCCAGTTCGACCCCGGCTGGGACGGCATGGCCAAGACCATTGTCTGGTGGAACGCCAAGGGCGAAAACGAGGTGAAGCGTATCCTGACGGCAGATCTGCTGGAGGATCTTGCCGCCGGTAATCGTGTGTACCTGACGGCTATTCCCGGCGAGGCCATGACGGCGGCAGGCAAGTGCCGCTTCGCCATCGACGGCTATGTGGCCGGGAAGCGGCAGCGCAGCGTGTACAGTGAGCTGGTGGTGAAGCCTGCCGGCAGCGGCGGAGATTCTCCGGTGGAGGAACCCACCCCCACCCAGGCGGAGCAGCTGCAGACCCAGATCGACACGCTGCAGCAGGAGCTGGAGACGAAAGCGGTGCGTGCGGAAACGGCCGCCGCTGCCGCTCTGGACAGTCAGAATGCCTCCAAGGCTTCCGAGGAGGCGGCAGACTACGAGGCGCTGCTGGCCAAAAGCTACGCCGTGGGCGGCACCGGCCTGCGGGAGTACGAGGATCAGGACAACGCCAAATACTACGCCGAGGAAGCCGAGCGCATCGCCGTGGGCGGTTTCGCCACACAGGTCTACGTTCAGCAGGAGATCACCGCTGCTTTCGACTGCGGCAGGTTTTAAGGAGGGCTGACCATGGCAGATATCATCCGGCACCGACGTGGAAAAAAGTCCGGCCTGCCGGTGCTGCATATGGGCGAGCTGGGACTGTGCAGCGACACCGGTGAGCTGTTCATCGGCGGTGCGGAGGGAAATATTCCTCTGCTGACGCTGCGCGCAGAAACCGGCGGGCGGCTGGGCATCGACACCGCGCCTGCGGAAGGCAGCGGCAGTCTGATCACCAGCGGCGCCGTGCAGAAAGCGCTGGCGCTGTTGGCGCAGGCGGTGGCCGAGGTGGAAAAGCAGCAGGGCCCGCAAGGTGAACAGGGCCCGCAGGGCGAGCAGGGCCCGCAGGGCGAGCAAGGCCCGCAAGGTGAACAGGGCCCGCAGGGTGAACAGGGCCCGCAGGGTGAACAGGGCCCGCAGGGTGAACAGGGCCCGCAGGGCGATCCCGGTGCGGACGGAATCAGTCCGGTTGTCAGCGTCATTCGGGAGGGAAAGACCACCACCATCACCATCACCGATGCCAACGGCATCCACACCGCCGTCATCCTTGACGGCGCGGATGCTCCGGCGCTGACGGACATTGACTGCGGCACATTTTCATAAAGGAGAGGAAACATGGCAAGAAAATTTCAAATCAAGCGTGGACTGAAGGCCAACCTGCCCACGCTGGCACAGGGGGAGTTCGCAATGACCACCGACAGCGGCGCGGAGGTCTTGTGGCTGGGCACCGGAAGCACCAATAAGAAGATTCCGCTGGACCCCACGGCGGCGGATGTGGGTGCAATGGAGAGTAAGGGATGGCTGTCCACCTATTCCACTGTCCTCGCTGCCGCAACGCTGCCAAGCAAAGCGGGATATTCCTTCTTTGCCGTAACAGGCGGTGCGCTGGTCAACGCAGCCGATGCGCCGTTTGCAAACGCCGAAACACAATATTTCGTTTATTTGGATGACGGCACAGGTGCCCGCAGAACGGTGCTGGCTATGCGGTATGGAACCGGTGAGGTAGCTACAAGGGATATTTTCAGCAGCAGCTGGCTTACAGATTGGGTATACTGCGCTCCCAAGAGCACCGTTGTGCTTCTGGACGGCAGCAATGCCATGACTGCCGCATTAAACTTTGCGCGCGGTGGATCGGAATATGGTGCTGTATCAGCCAATTCGACCAATGCGTATCTGAGTGCCTATTATCCGGATAATAAACCGAACAGAAGATTATTTAAACTCAAACCAAAAGAAATTGTTTCTCACATCAAAAACGCTCTTGTTGTCACCGAGTATGTGAACGACGCGGAGGAGGAATATATAGTCCACCACGAAGGCAACAAGCCCGGCGGCAGCTACACCGGTAACGGTAGTTCGGCAGGACGGACGATTGACACGGGTGGCATCGGCAATATGCTTGCGGTTACGAGCGTCAACGCATTGGCGTTGGTCACCCCGGCGGGTGCTGTGCAGTTCAACAGCACTACTTCGGCTGTCAACTACTGTCCGAAAACTGAAATCAATTTCGCTGACGGAGTGCTGACGATTTCGACAGCATCTTTCCTGAATACTAACGGTGGAATTTACGCATACCAAGTTCTGTAAGGAGGGAACACGATGCACATTATCTGTCTGACGCCTGTAGAATCGGGCGTATACAACGACCACAAGACCGACCACATCACCGCACCTCCCGAGGGCTGGGCGTACATCCCCGAGGACTTCCCTATGCCGTCCACTTTCCCCCGCCTGGAAAGCATCGAGGCGGCGCTGCTGCCCTGTACCGTGCAGGGCATGGGTGAGAATGGTGAACTGCTCACACAGACCTTCACTATGATGACCGTGACGGCCATGACGGAGGGAACGCTGCCGGAGCCTGTGGAGGAACCGCCCTCTCAGCTGGATCAGATCGAGGCGCAGGTCGCATACACCGCTATGATGACCGATACGCTGCTGGGGGTGTAATGCTATGAAGGAAAAAATCGCAAAATGGTACAGACAGGGTCTGTGGACGGCACGAATGGTGCGCAGCGCCGCACTGAAGGGTGTCATCACCGAAGCGGACTGGGCGGAGATCACCGGTGGGGAGGTGCGCTGATGGAAGGCATCAAAAAGACCGTCACCGGCTCTGCTGCGCTGCTGACGGCCCTGTGGGGCTGGTTCGGCTGGCTGACGGTGGTCTGGGTGTCGCTGATGCTGGCTGACTGGCTGGTGGGCAGTGCCGCCGCCATGAAGGCTGGCCGGTGGTCCAGCGCAAAGCTTCGGGAGGGCGCGTGGCACAAGGGCGGCATGGTTATCATCGTGTGCGTGGCTCTGGTAGCGGACTGGCTCATCGGCTCGCTCATCGCCCATCTCCCCGGCGTGACCCTACCCTTTACTTATTCCGTACTCATCGGGCCGCTGGTGATGGTGTGGTACATTCTGGG